AACCGCCCCGCCGGCCCTTAGAACGGCTCTACGGCCCCTCGACGACCCCCGAAAACGTCCCGCGGCTCCCCGATCGAGTCCAGGCCGATCCTCCCACCGTGAACACCACCACCCCTCCCAACGGTTACCGGACCCGGTAGCCGGCCCTCGAGGCCCACCCCCCGCCGTTCCCGCCCCGTTCCCGGCCGTTCCCCTCCGTCCACGCCGACACCCCGAAAAAAGAGCTCCGCTGGAGCCGCTCGAGCACGACCCAGGCGGCCGCAGGATCCGGCGCCACGACCGAACCGGCGCCGGATGGGGGGCACCCCGGGCCCCCACCGCCCTCGTCTTGGTATAAGTATTATTACTGTATTTCCGGTGCGTGCAACCATCATACTTGGTAGACGGTGCCTGTACGTCGGCGGGGGTAGGGCTCTGTGGTATCCCCCCTGTATGCTTCGGTACCTGGTACCGTAGTGGGGGTGGGTGGGTGCGCTTGAGGCGCACCCACCCACCCCCACCAATACCGTAGGGTTTGTCCCACTTTATCTTTGGGACGACCACGACAAATGTATGGAGGTGGTTTGGATGCCACAGAACGGCGGCGGGCGAGGCTGGAAGACGGATGAGGATTCGGGTGTGCAGTCGATGCCGGATCGGTGGCGGTTGCTCCTGGACTGGGTGTTGGCGGGACCGGAGCGTACACCGCCGACGCAGCGGGAGTGGGCTGCTGAGAATGACATGCATGAGGATTCGATTCGTCGCATCAAGCGGGATGTCCGTTTTGTGCGGGAGTGGGACCGCCGGGCTGCCGAACTGAACGTACATCCTGAGCGTACTCAGACGGTTATTGATGCGCTGTATGGTGCGGCTGCTGGGGGCGATGTGAAGGCTGCTTCGCTGTACCTCCAGTACGTCGAGAAGTTCACTCCGAAGCGTCGTGTGATCGTTGATGATGAGCGTGATGCTGCTGGTTTGTCGGATGCCGAGTTGGCTGACGAGTTGGAGTCTTTGGTGGCTGAGTTTCGGGATGTGCCGGTGCCTGATGGCGATTGATGTTGTTTCTCAGCATGGGCCGAACGCACAGGGTGTGCGTTCTCGTCCTGATCGGTCTGTGTCGTTGCCGGTGCCGGATGCGAGGGGGGTTGCCGCTGAGATGATGGGAGGGGTTGGTAATCTGGCGTTGAAGCGGTTGCAGAAGCAGCATGATGATTTGATTTCCCGGTATGAGCGGTTGGCGCCTGATTCTCCGAATGCTCCGTATAACCAGGAGCGGGATGAACTGTTGCAGGCGATTGATGAGATTGAGGAACAGATTCGGAAGATGGATCCGCCTCCGCCTCCGCCTCCGGTTGAGGTTCTTGATTTGGATGATCCTGCTGCCCGTAAGGCGGCGTTGGCGAAGTGGGGTGCGCCTCATTTGGGGGCGGTGCCTGATCTTCCTCCTGGTACGTCTGCGATGTCGGGTGTTGAGGGGGTTCCTGGCGGTTTCGATTTTGATTCGTTTGATGCGGATTTGGCGAAGGCTATTGAGGGGACGTTGGAGTCTGCGGGGCCCGTGACTGCGGAGCAGTCAGAGTCGTGGGATTTGGTTGGCGGAGGTGCAATAGCCATTCGTGACGCTGTGGGTAGTTACGTCGCCAATGTGGCGGGATTCAACTGGGAGGACATGGAAACTGTTGAAGAAATGGCTGACGAGATTGCAAGTGATCTCTTAGGTAGGGAAGCCGGAAGAACCCCTGCGGGAGGATCATTCAACAACAGTATTTGGACTGAGATTTTCAAGGCTGCCGAAGATGCCGGCTTTGATTACAATCTTGGAGAGTTCGAACCGTTTGAGTCGCGTGCTGTAGGTCCGCTATCGGGTCTGCCGGGGTTTCAGTCGCCGTCTGTTTCGCCGGGGTCGCCGGCGTTTCAGGGGATGCCTGCTCCTGGAGGGTTGGGAGGGTTTCAGCCGGCTGCGGTGTTGCCGCAGCCGGGCGGGTATCAGGGTGCGCCACCGTCGGTGCAGTCGATGTTGACGGCGATGTCGGGTGAGCCTTCCAGGATTGGGAGGGCGCATCCCGAGCGCCCGCCGGCACCGTATGAGCCTGGCCCTAAGATTTCTGACGAAGATCGGGAACGCGGCAAGGAGGCAATCGAGAAGATCCGTAAGGACCATAATCTCTACGAGGAAATGGATCCCGAGTTGCTTCGTAACATTCTTTTGGCTGCCGGTATCGGGGCGGGTGCTGCCGCATTTGGTGGCGGAGGGATGCTGGGTGGCGTCGGTATTGGGGCGTTCCGTTGATCTCCAGGGTCCGCAAGCGTATGCTTGTTGATCTGCGGGCTTGTCGTACAGCGGAGCGTGCTAAGGTTCGCAACGAGGTGTTTGACATACATGCGAAGGGAGCCCTGTGTTGGGCGGGAAAGTGTTGCCAGGAGATGAAGACCAGGAGTGGCGTGAAGAAGCGTTTGGGGAACGACCTGTTCTAGGCCCGTGGGGGGATCCGTTTCATGGGCCTGCTGCGGATGAACCGTTGGAATGCGGTTTGGAGAATCCTGAATCATGCGACGCGTGCCAGTAGTTCACGTTGTTGCGATTGTGGGGATTGCCCTGGGGGCCTTCGTGTGCGCTATGCTGGTGCTTGCTGCGGGGAAACTCTTGCAGGATTTGTCTCAACTCTAGGGAGGTGTTGTGAGCCGTTCGTTCGACAAGTGGATGACAGAGGGCATCAATCGAGGTTTTTGTGGGCCGCCGGTGTGCGCTTTGCATGATGGTATTCCTACTACCGCTGAGGAAGATGTTGCTTTGTGGGAGGGGGAGGAACCGTGCCATCATGTGGTCCGCATGTACCCTGAGGTCCAGGTCAGGTTCGAGGTTGAGGAAAATCATCCTCCTTCGGTTTGGCGCAATGAGTGGACTCCGAAGTTGCGTCCGGTTGAGGACTGAGTGTCACGGCTGGAGGAACTCCGCCAGGAGGCGGAGTGGCGCCGATGCATCAAAGATGAGTCGTACTTCCTACGCAAGTATTGGAATATCGCTCATCCTGCTCATGGTCGAATACTGTTTGATCTTCGGAACGCCCAGTCTTTTGCTTTAGATCATTGGGATGAGAACCGTTATTCGTTGACGTTGAAGGCCCGGCAGATTGGTTGGACGACCCTGGTTGCGGCCCATCAGTTCTGGTTGGCGTTTTTTCATCCCGATCAGAACATCATTGATTTGTCTCGCACTGAGCGTGAGGCCGTGTTGTTGTTGCGGAAAACGAAGTACGGGTTTTCTCATTTGCCGTTGTGGATGGTGAATCGTGGCCCCAGGTCGCTTGTTGAGCATCAGCAGCGCATGGTTTTTGACAATGGGTCGCAGGTTACGTCGATGCCGTCGGCGTCTGATCCGGCGCGTGGCGAGTCCGCCACGCTGATCGTTGTCGACGAGTGGGCGTTCTTGCCGAACCCTGAGGAAGCCTGGGCTTCGATTGAACCGGTGGCTGATGTGGGTGGCCGCATCATCGGGTTGTCTACAGCGAATGGTTCAGGCAACTTCTTTCACAACTTGTGGGTGGGTGCTACGGCGTCGAACAACAAGTTTGCTTCAATGTTTTTTCCGTGGTCTGCGACGGAGGATCGGGACGAATCGTGGTATGAGGAAAAGCGGCAGTCGATGTTGCCGTGGCAGTTGGCGCAGGAGTATCCGACGACAGCCGAGGAAGCGTTTGTTCGGTCGGGTAACCCTGTGTTTGATTTGGATGTCCTTGATGCGTTGGCGGCGGGTTGCCGGCGGGGCGAAGTCGGTTATCTTCATTCTGTGATGCCTAAGGTTGTGGAGTTCAGGGTATGAATCTTGAAGTTTGGGCGCAACCGGATTCGATGCATGGCTATGTGATGGGTGTTGATACGGCTGAGGGTTTGGGTCACGGCGATTATTCGTGCATCCAGGTGTTGGATTTGAATACAGGGGAGCAGGTCGCTATTTGGCATGGGCGTATCGCTCCTGATGAGTTGGCGGCTGAGGTTTTGAATCTTGGGTTGTGGTATCGGGATGCGTTGTGTTGCGTCGAGTCGAACAATCATGGTTTGACGACGATCACGGTGTTGCGCCAGTTGGGGTATCCGAGGTTGTTTCGGAAGCGTACGTTGAACAGTGTGTCGAATCGTGTGACCCAGGAGTATGGTTGGAAGACGACTCGTACGTCGAAGCCGTTGATGATTGATGATTTGGCGACAGCGTTGAAGAACGGTGAGTTGGGGTTGAGGGATCGGAATACGTTGGCGGAGTTGCGAACCT